TTCTGTAACAATGTTCATAACTGATCCTCAGCAAATGGCAGGTTCGGCATAACGCAAACCGGACAACAATGGTGATCGGGGTTCCATATCATAGATTCTGGACAAAGCATCTACAACATCTTTTAAGCCACCATAAGGGAAGAAATGCAACTGCATACGCAAATGTTCCACAAGATCGTAGGGGACTCCGTTTTCGTCTGTCCTTCTGATTTGTTTTGCCACCCGAAAGTCGTAGCCTGATTCCATCATCCTGACTTGGTTAGCGGTCAGTTTGTTGACGTTTGTGGGATAAGGAACAAAGATTTTTCCTGTTTTCATATCAGGCACAAGCCGTTGTACGCGATCTGTTTTAGAACCTTCCCCATCTCTAGGCCATTGAAGTTCGGTAATATCAAAAGAAGGTCGCCCGGGAAGTCTCATCTGTTCTTGAAAGTAATCCATATCCGCTTGCGCCCCGAAAGACTCGTAACCGACCCTCACCGATTGAACGCCAGGTGCTTGCGCCCATTTCATATAGAGCATAGCCAAAGATTCCCACCGCTCTTTCAAATCCATCTTATGATCGTAGCCGTCCAAGAGGTATTTGTTTAAAGCGTAATCCACCCCAATGACCAGCATGGCGGTATTGGCAGACCCTTTTTTCTTAGATCGTGCGGGATCAACAGTAATGTAAACCGCAAGGGTTTCAGGACGAACTTCAAATATTTGCAACTGCGTAATGTCAAACATATGCTGTTTCCCTGACAAAGGGTTTTGCATATATTGACAAGCGATGTCGTTGTCGGTGTTGTTGCGTAACCTTTTTTCCCATTCTTCTTGCGGGAAGTAAACAGGAATACCGTCTTTTAATCCGTTATGCGTTGCAGCGTAAATTCGAGGTTTAACGGCTCCCCTTTCTAAGAGCCATTCATATGTGTCCGCGAAATTATATCTTGTACCTATAATCCATTGTTGCCCTCCCACAACGCCTAGCGATTGTGAAAGAGAAAAGGCATCAGTAGTTTTAGAGACTTGATCTGGTGTTGCCACAGACTTATCTGTAACGATGTCATCATAGATACGGAGTTGGAAATGCTTGCCGATAGGCTGTCCATCCACAAGTCCTGATGCTTCAACGGTGGCTTCTTTGGGGTTTGAAGTTCGTTTGACAATAATGCCTCCTTCAACCGACCATCTGGGGGATTGCTTGGACGGGTTGTCGTAGAGGATGTCGGGGAAAGCGGCTTTGAGGAGCTGGTTGTTTTCAAGTTCAAGTTTGATTTGGCGTAAGAAGTCGGTGGCGATTGTGTTGACATGGCTAAAGATTCCTATGGTGATTTCAGGGTTGTTGAGAATCTTTTGTATTGTGCCACCAAAAGTAATTATTGAACTCTTAAAATGTTCTCGAGCCCATAAATCTAAAAAGTTATCGGGGGCTTTTTCAACTTCACGGCAACGGGCGTAAATCCACGGATGAAGCATATCCACTCGGTTGCAGACCCGCACCAAAAGATAATACCTGTCCAGCTTGCATAAAGCCCTTACTCCCGCAAGGTCAATATTACCGTCTACTGTGTCTATGGAACTCCACCATTTAATAACTTCTGGCAAAGACAAATCGAGATGTTTCATTTAACCAGTTTTAATGGAGTCACATCAATTATTTCACCGCGAATCTTTCGCTCTAATTCTTCTGCGGTAATCTTATGTTGCAAGATCACAGGATTTTCTGAGTCTCCTGTAAGCGTCACACGATCCCCATATTGGTTTGGCAACATACGGGAAATTTCCCATTTGATGTTGTCGCATAAAAGCCTTGCCCGTTGAACGTCAGGGGTAGTCATGGCAATTTCTTGTAACTGATCCACCCGCCCAATAAGATACTGCTCCCTCTGGGTTCTGCTAAAGGCTTTTAGTTCAGGGTCATGGCAGGTGGTGTGTGAAATAATTGAATATGGAATCCCTGCCATAACGCAAGCATCTTTAAGTGGTATCAATTCAGATGCCATAAAGCTATAAGCCTTATATGCCAATTCCCTATTCTTTTCACCTCTTACTTGTGTCGCTGCTGCGAGGGCTGCGCCTTGTTTTTCCTTAATCAGGCGAATACGTTCTTTATCTTTAATGATTTCTTCTTCGGTGCGGTCAGCTTTTTTGGCTTTTTTGGCGATAACTTTTTTGAAAATATCGGCGCGGTTGGAGCGATCCGTACGGCGGTCAAGTTTTTTGCCGCCTTTTTTACCGGGGAGACCTGTTCCGTTTTTAGAGCCTTTAGGTCTTCCGGTTTTTCCTTTTGGTGCTTCTTTGCTGACCTCATCTGAAACATATTCTTCTCCTGTCATTTTATTAACCTAATCATTAGACGTATGGTTATAAGCCGTGTTCTTCTGATAAACCAGATCGGACATAAGATGGTCTTCCAATTTCGCTGCCATATCCTTGTTGTGACCCTTCTGAATAGCTATATCAAAAGTATAATAACCTGTCATATCTGGAGTATGCCTAAACTCCTTGGGGCAAATGGCTAACTCACTGTGGTTCTTTGGCTGTTTCATAAACCCTCCTTTTCCATAAGTATATTCTTCAACCCCGTCTCTTGACAATAGACTTCCCAATCAAAACCCAAAGCCTCCGCTACAATTCTTTCCACAATAGTCGCCACAAAATGTTGTTGATGATAAGGCGCTTTCAAATCCGAACCGGGGTCTTCCCCCTCAAACCCAAAATCAAACTCATCCACCATCTTTTGAGTCACTCCTGCATGACGGCAAAGCTCCATCTCCACCAACTCATGCAAAGCAATCAAGAACCCATACTTCCTATCAATCTTCTCTACATCAATAACCTCTGTCTCTCCAATCCTATACCAATCCCCAGAAGTCACCACCCCTTCAGGATACCTCATCTTAGACACCGTTCTGATAATGATGTTAAGGTCGTTTTCATTATAGTTATCAGGCACTTGCATAACATTCCTCATCTAGTTTGTACGATGTGGGAATTCTCCCACTACCAACCTAACCCATTGAAAAGAAACATTTTTCCAAATATAGGTGGCGATTTTTTTTAGAAATCTTCCTATACAGTATAAGCCACATAGGATATGAAAAAAACAGGGTGGGCAAAATTTTTGGGAAAGTGAGCAATGTGAGTTAGCAACGTGAGTATGCCTAGCAACGTGAGTTAGCAACGTGAGTGGGTGTATTGTTCATAGCCATAGCCCTCCCATTTTTCAGCAACGGTTTGCCGGTTTTCCTCGGTTGAGCCGGAGTCCCATGACCTTTTTTGACATTATATTTAACATAATGTCGAAACTGTCACAATCCAATATCAATGCAGATGGCATGGAATAGGGCATGGCGTATGGTGTAGGGCATGGCGCCGTACCCGGTAGCTATGGCATGGCGTGTGCTGCATATAGGTAGGAAGAGCGCATGGTGTAGGTCATGGCGTTACCGCGTAGGTCATGGCAGCGTTACCGCATGGCGCATGGGGCATGGCGTATGGCGTTACCGCATGGGGTGGGGTATAGGGCATGGGGTGGGGTGGGATATATCCTTTTAGTGTATTTAACATAATGTCGAAACTGTCACAATTCGCGCATGAAGGAAAAGGGAGAGACGACCCCCGACTTTTTATGGCAATCGATGCCCTCAAGATATTCCTTGCCCACCCCAGCTGAAGCGACCACCTTGATCTTAAGGCTCGCCTTATCCACCAAGCCGATCCAGGCCATGCTCATGCCCCATTTTCCATATTCCCTCTTTTTCCCTGGTGACAACTCAACGCTGCGTTCTGGTTCTCTGCCCCTTAAGTGGATTAGGTCTATATATATATAGTATAAAAAATAATTGCATATATTTACATAAGGGGGTTGACAATACGCGGGATTTGCGTACAATGTACTCATTCGCTGCGATTAGGCGATAACAAAACAAGGGGAATAACATGATTAAATTATGCAAAGATTGCCGATATTTTATAGCATCGACAATGACTGATGACACAGCGCAAGAGTATTCAAAATGCGTGAACAGTGGCATGGTTAACCCAGTGACAGGAGAACCAAAACGGATATTTTGCGAAACTAACAGGCGCGAACACAACGCCTGCGGGATTGATGCTAAATTGTATAAAGTAAGTAACGCGCCTAATGCGCTATAGCGTTATTGACTAAATACCCTTAGAGATAGGGGTATCAATGGCAATAATGCCAAGAATAAAGGGGAACAACATGAAAAACACTATTGAAAAAGATGACCACGGCAAAAGCCAAGCAGCCGCTCAATATGAATCAATTTGGAATTTGGTCAAAGCATTAGAATGCGATTTTGCACGCTTGGAAGAATTGCGCGATGAGCTATCAAATTTGAAAGCTACTTACACGGACTGCATTGACGACACAGCCGCGTTTGGTTTGGCAAAAGAAGCAAAAAACGCATTAAATCAATGGTTAGAAGAAAACGAAGGAGAATTATTTAAGTTAACGCGCGATGCTGGCGAATTTACAAGCCGCGAACAAGTTGAAGACCATATACAAGATGAACCCCTTTCCGTTGATGTGCGATCATACTGGCATTCGCCCGGGGACGAGGGTTC